TGGTTTCGAGCTTGGTGATGCTGGTCATTTTCTCCTCCCCCTGATAGGCCCGGTTGATATCGATGTGCTATTATCCATGGCCTTTATTTTATGCGCACAAAACTTGTTGTCAAGTTTTTTATGCGCACAAAACTATATATTTTTCGCCGCACGGGCTGAGTAGGCTACACTGGCATCAAGGGCTGGCGGCAAAATCTCCCTCCATGCGTGAGGGCAGACCTGGGGCCCAAAGGTTTCGTCGCCGGGCGCGGGAGTCCGGCGCGCCAGCCCCGCGAGGCGGTCCAGGTGCCGCCTCATTTCTTTTCTGCCTCGCGCAAAAGCCGGGCGATCTCGCGGTTGCGCCGCGCCTCATCGGCGTGCAGGCGGTAGAGCGTGGTGACGTAAAGCTCGCCGCCGTCCTGCGTGGCCTTGACGATCAGCACATATCGCCCGTCCTCCTTGATGTAGATGATGCGCTTCCTGGCGCTTTTCGGGTCAGCATACACCGCCTTGGCTGTTGCCTCATGGACGATCTGCTGCGCCTGTGCATAGTCTTCCGGCATGATGTCTGGGTGACGGGCGGCCTGCTTTGCCGCCGTCTCCGCGCTCATCTGCGCCACCCGCACCCCATCTTTCGCGCCAAGGGCTTGCGCATCCGCATCTGGTAGCCGAGCCAGCGGCCATGATCCAACAGGCCGCTCGAACCAGCGTGCGAAGGCATCGGCCTTGAGCCAGGACTGGATGAGCGCGATGGAGGGCTCTGGCGGCAGCTTGTCGAGCTTGCTCTTGAGCGCCCGCACGGTCTCCACCACCGTCGCCCCCGGCTGATACCCCCAGCCCTTGTCGATGCCCACCATCTCGCCGGTCTTAGGGTCAATGGCGTCCCATCCGGCGGGCGGCTCGGTATAGCCCGGCCTGCCGCCGGCGATTCTGGCGGTTTCCGGCCCTGACGCACCCACGACACGGCACCCGCAGCCCCATCCATTGGGTGGATAGTGGCTCTGCCAGAACGGATGATCCGCCGGCAGCGTCAACCCGTTCCACAGTTTGTGCTGCAGCCGCGGATGCTCCGCCCCAGAGTGGCGATAGACCCAGTATTTGACCCCCGCCTCTTTGAGCTGCGCCAGCCGCCCGGCGGCGTAGCTGGTCGAGAGGTTGGTCTGGTAGATGATGCGGGTACGCCAGGCGCGGCCTGCGGCCGTCTCCTCGCCAGTCCAGCCGTGCCAGCCGCGGCGCTCCACGATCTCGCCAAAGCGCTTGCGGAAGCCCTGCAAGGTCTCGCCATCGGCAATGGCCTTGTCCACGGCGGCGGCCAGATCGGCGAGCAAATCGGCCTTTGCCGCGCCCGCCACCATGAACGCCCGGTCGTGAGCGCTTTTCCACAGGTCGCGCCAGGTCGCCGTGGGCACCAGATTGCCCAGTTTTCCCCGGAAAAACGCCACCTGCTCGGCGAATGGACGGCGGAAGACAGCGGAAAGATCAGGCGCGGCGGGCATAGTGGCGCTCCCAGTCATCGCGGCAGGCCGCATCGCACCAGCGCAGCGGCTCGGGTAGCGGCTCGCCGCACCACAGGCACCGTCCGGTCGGGGATGGTCCCGCAGGGTAGCGCTGGCGCAGCGTCGCCTCTAGCTGTATGCGGATGACCTCGTCCGCAATGTCTGCGATGTCCATCAGGCCGACTCCTCCCGCACCATGTGCCGCCCGGCCAGTTCCGCCGCCGCAAATCCCATGGCCATGACCTGCGCCAGCTCCTCGGTGGGCAGGCCGCCGAAGGCGGCCAGCAGCGCGTCGCGTAGCTGAGGCAGGCTCTCGGCCTCATCCACGATGCGCTGCACCTCGGCCATGATCGCGCGCCAGGCGGGCTCGGCCTCGATCTCCATGCGGTCGGCCATGAGGCCGGCCACGTCAATGTCCGGCGCATCCGCCGCGCCGTCCCGGGCGTGCGCCGTCGCCTCTAATGCGGGCAGATCACGCGCCTGGGCAGCGGCAGCCGCCGCGCTCCCGCCGTTGCCTGCGCCCAGCACCGGCTCGCCCGGCGCCGCCTCGGGGATGCCCCATTTTTCGCGCACCCACGCCTGCGGGATCGGCATGCCCAGCGGCACCAGTTTGGCGAGCTGATCGGCGAGCGCCGCCATGTCCTCCGGCTCCTCGACGATCAGGCGCAGATGCGGCAGCGGCGCCCCCGGCATATTGAGGCGGATCAGCGGCGCGATCAGGTCGCGCGTGAGCGTGGAGGCCAGCGCCCTGGCGTCGGCGCGCATCAGGTCGGCGCGCACCTCGTTGTGCACGCGCGCCTGCGCCAGGCTACCCGACGAACCCTGGTCGGTAGTCAGCGTCTGGCCGAGGACGGCTTTTGACACCTGCCGGTCCAGATACTCGATGAGCCGCTGGTACAGATCGGCGGAGGCGGTTTTGCTCCCGCTCTCCACGATCTCCAGCGCCATGCCCGCCGGGATCACCGCCCCGGCGTCGCTGCCCAGCTCGAACACGGCGCGCTTGAGCACGGCAATGTCCTCGCGCGTCGCGCCCGCCTCGTATTTGCCCAGCCGGATCGGCTGGCCGTACAGCTCGGCGAACGCCGCCCAGTCGCGCAGCGCGTAGCTCTTGAACACCCAGGCCCACAGGGCCGATCTGGCCAGCCCGCCCATGAGCGGAATGCCCGCCATGACCTTGGGCGTGTGGCAGACGAACTTATAGAGCGGCAGTTCCTGCCCGTCCGGCGTGCCGTCCATGAGGCGCAGCGCGCGCCCCGTCTCGCGGTCGAAGCGGAACCAGTGCGCCTCGCGCGGCAGGATGGCGGCGGGCACCCAGGTCGGCCCGTCGGTCTGCCAGAGGATTTCCGCGACCGCATAGCCCTTGGAGAGGGCATCGAGCAGCTGCACCATGAGATCGGGCAGGTCGATCGATTCGAGCACCCGGCGCGCCAGATCGGCGGCCTTCTTCGCCGCGCGCGACTCATCCGCGGGCTGCACATCCCACGGCAGGCCAGCCACCGCGAGCTTGCGGGTTTGCAGCACCGCGCGGTAGTGCAGGTCTTTCTCCTCGATGTCGGCGGCGGCGATCAGGAAGTCATGCGCATCGCCCATGCTGGCGCGGCGCAGAATCTCGGCCACCTGCGCCGGCGTCAGGCTCGCCAGCGGACGCCAGGTCCACGCCTGGCGGAACCCCATGAGCGACGGCGCGGCGATCTCGGATTTGAGCGTGGCCCTATCCATCAGTAATCCCTCCAGCGGTCTGGCAGATCATCGAGCGCCGGGTCGCGCCTGCCGCTCCATTTCCTCGCCCCCACCGGCTCGTAGCCGTAGGCAAACCGAGGCTGCGCCGCCGCCGAGCAGGCCAGCGCCAACGCCCAGAACCGGTCGGCGTGCCCGGCCTCGGTGCGCTCGGCCACCAGGCGCGGCGCACCGTTCGGCCCCGCCACCCGCTGCACGCTGTGCAGATCGGCCCGCAGCGGCTGATCGCCAACCGGCAGACGCAGGCGCTTGTCCTCCATCCGTTCCTTGAGCGCGGTCGCCATGTCCAATTTCCGTGCGGGTGAAAACAACACCCCCTCCACGCGATACTGCCCATGCCGCCGCTGCGCCTCCTGCACCGGCATCTCGCCCATGCCCGTCTGGTCGAGCGCCGCCCGGATCACGCGATACTCGCGCATGATGCGATCAAGCTCCGCCAGCTGCTGCGCAAAACTCGTCGCGCGCAATGTGATCAACTCGCGCAGCCACAGCACGTCGCCCACCTCCTCGAGCACCGCGATCACCGTCAGGTCGCCGCGCGCAGCAAAGTCCATGCCCACGTAGCACGGCCCGCCCTGGTACTCGCCCGGCGCCGCCGGGTCCTCGCAGCCGTCGATCAGGTCATAGGTGAGCCAGGCCGTGGCCTCGTCGACAAACTGGCACTCAAACTCCTGCGCCCAGGCCACCGGATCGGCCATCGCCCGGCGCAGCTCCTCGACGTTGCGCGGCAGCCCGTCGGCCACCGCGTCGTAGATCGTCACCACGTGCCGGGAAAATATGCTATCCGGCGCGGTCATGATCTCGTAAAATTTATCGCCGCGCCCGTTTGGCGTGGAGATCACCCGCAATTTCAGGTCTGGCCGCGACACCACCGGCAGCAGCGCCGTCCAGATGGCGCGGTTGTCCTGATGATGCGCGAATTCGTCGAGGATCAGGTTGTCGCTCATCCCCCGCGCCGTGCTCGGCTTACTCGCCACCGCGCGGATGTAACTGCCGCGCGTGCCGATGCGCACCATGTGCGCCAGCTCATCCGCCGCAAACGGCACGTCCAGCGCCTCGAACGCCGCGCCAATAGCCCGCAGATGGAGTTTCACCCCGCTATCCATCGCATCCAGCGCCCGGTCGCGGCTCACCGACAGGATCGTCCACCGGCTCGTGCGCCCCTGCGACTCGGCGTCGAGCACGTCCAGCACCGCCTCCAGCGTGGTCGTGAAGGTTTTGCCGGTCTGCCGCGACCACATGCCGGCCTTGAATCGCGAGCCGTCCGCCAGATAGCGTCGCTGGTAGGGGTAGAGGATGGGCGCATCACCCGCCATAGAGTCCCTCCCGGATCGTCCGGAGTGTCTCGGCGTCGAGCCGCTTGCCGGCCTTCCCCGCCTGGCGCTCGATCTCGTCGAGCCTCAAACGCACCTCATCGGCCCACTTCTTCTGCCCGATGCTGGCGCGGCTCGCCTCGGCGATGGCGCGGGCGGCTTGCGCCAGCACCTTCACCTGCTCGGCGGGGTCCACTTCCTCGGAGGACTCGGCCACCCGGCTCAGCGCATCGAAGAGCGCCGACTGCACCATGCGCAGCACCGCCGCCGAGTGCTCGTCGGCCTCGTCCGGCGCGGCCTGGGCGATGAGCCGCGCCGCCTCGGTGCTCGCCTTGATGCGCAGCATCACCGCCTGCACGCGCTGGTCGTAGCGGTGCAGGCTGCTCTTGGAAATACTGTACCCCTGCTCGCGCAGCCACTCCGAGAGCGCCTCGTAGCCGCCGTGCGTGCGGTCGGCCAAGAGGCGCTCGAGCTCGGCCTTGAGCGCGGGAGGGAGCGTGTCCACCTTTGTGCGGCGCGCCATCGCTACCACCTCGGCGGACGGGCGATGTCCGGCGGACAGTCGGCCCGGTAGTCCACCACGGCTTCACCCTCTGGGGTCAGCTCGGCCGACCAGATGGGCGCATCATCAACCAGGTCGACGAGACCGCGCTTTGCCAAGCTCTTCAACTCGGCGCGCACCTGGTCCGCCGTCACCCGTAGTGGTATGTCCCGGCACGCGCCCATGATCACCGCTTCGGTGGTGCCGTAAGGCCGTGCGTGCCAGAGCGCGGAGAGGATCACCCAGCGCAGGAACTCGCGCTCGGCGCGCGCGGTATCGATCAGGGCGTCGAGGCGTTTGTCAGTCATGCTTCATCTCCATGAGCACCTCATACACTCGATCCAATTTGGCGTTGAGGCTGGTGTATTCGCGGATGGCGTCGTCGCGCCGCTGGTAGTGCAGCGGCAGCTCGGCGATGAGCCGCTTGACCTCGGCATCCACCCGGCCCACCTCGCGCGCCACGTCGTCGATGCGGGAGAGCCGCGCGTCGATGTCGGCCAGCATGCGGCGCGCGAACCACACCAGCAGCGACCACACCCCGCCCAGCACCACGCCACCCGCCGACAGCAGCACCGGCAGGCTCACGCCAGACCCCATCAGCACGTCACCTTCCATGCGTCACCTCGTCCCACTGGCGGATGGCGTCGAGGCGGGCGCGGCACTGCTCGTAGAGCTCGGCGGCGTCGAGGATCCACTCGGCGATGTCGGTATCGGTGGCAGCGGCGGCATGGGCGCCAGCAGCGTCTGGGGCACCCTGGGGCAGGATGCCGGGTGCGGTGCCCAGCACCCGCACAGCAGCAGCATCCAGGCAGTCGCGGCCAGTAGTCTTCTTGTGTATGTCACGGCGGAGCCTCCTGGTCTCTGCGGAGAGGGCGGCGATGCGTGCATCGCGCTGCGCCAGGGCGGCGTCGGCGGCCCTGGCGGCACGCTCGGCGGCGGCGCGGGCTGCGACCTCGGCGCGGGCTGCGGCCTCGGCGCGCTCGATATCCGCGCGCGCCTGCATCTCGGTCATCTGCGCACGCAGGCGGGCCGTCTCGGCCACCCGGGCGCGGTGTTCCCAGCGGTAGGCGGCTGCCGCGCCCACCGCGGCACAGACCACGCCCACCGCGACCGCACGCCACCACGAGGACGCAAGCATCGCGATCATGGGATCTCCCCCATACAGCGGCGGTATTCTGCTTCGCGGCGGCGGACCAGCCCGGGCAGCTCCCGGCCGCCGGCATACCGCCAGCGCAGGATCTCGCGGCAGGCCCCGGCGTAGTCCGGCGGCTGCTGCTTGAGCTTCTTGACCAGCGTGGAGCGGCAAAACGCCCCCGGGCCGATGTTGTAGGCGAGCGAAACGTAGGCGTCGAACTCGTGCTGATAGAGCGGCACGTCGCCGATGCAGTCGGCGATCTCGCGGCCGATGCGGTCGGCGTCCTGGGAGAGCCGCTGCACGGCCCGCTCCGGGGTGATCGTGTCGCCGGGGCGCACCGGAGCGCCGTCCGGCCGCCGGGTAGTGCCGAACCCGTAGGTCTGCACCCCGACGCCGTCGTCGTAGGCGCGCTCCCGGTAGCCCTCGTGCAGCGCGATGCTGCCGAGGGCCACTGCGGAGACGACAAGGAGAGATGGTAGCAGGCGCTGCCGCATGCCGCGAGTATCCCCCGCAGAGGGCAGCCGCCATAGACTGATGCTGTTCAGCCTTCGGCGCGGCTGAGTATGGCGTAGACCCAGCGCTCCGAGATGCGGTAGCGGCGCGCCAGATCCCGCACCCGAGCACCGGCCGCATACGCCGCACGGATCGCCGCATCGCGCTCAGCCCGGCGGCGCTCACCGCACGTCGGGATGTAGATCTTGGTGCCACCGGCCCAGGCCGCCAGCGCCCGCTGGGCGGTCAGCGGCAGGTCAGCCAATGGGCCGCCCAGTGGCGGCCGATGCGCCACGTACACCGTCAGCCCGCCGGCCCGCGCGGCGAGCAGCTCCAGGCCCTCTCGGCCGACGGCGTGCTCCAGGAGCGCGTCAGCGTCCCGCATGGCCCGCCTCCCGGCGCTGCCGAGTGCGCTCCCGCCGCACCAGATCGGAGTGCAGGGTGTGCACCTGCCCCGGGTCGTGGAGCCAGGCGAACCGCTCCACGCCGAAGGCGCGGCGCACCCGCTCATCCAGCGCCTGTGGGCTGTAGCCCAATTTCGTCCAGATGGCGGCGATGGCGCGCTTGGTGCGCGCCAGCGGGTCCGCATCCCGCACCGGGATCCACCGCCCGTCCAGCATGGCCGCCAGCCGCCGCAGATCCGCCACGGAGAGCGCCGCGGCGCTCTCCACACCGAAGCGCTCCCGCAGGATGGTCCGGTACGTCGCCTCGCCCATGGGGCGCGCCGCGGCGTGGATGCGCCCCAGGAGCCGATTCCGCTCGCTCTTCATGTCCACACCTCCGTTGCCATGTCATAGCACGCACGCGCCAGGCGCAGACGCATGCGCGTGGTTTCCAATGTGTGCCGCAACTGGTCCACCTTCTCGCGCAGGTACGCGTTCTCGTCGCGTAAGAGCTGCGCCGCCTCCGCCAGGTCGTCCAAGCGGATGGCCGCTGCCGTGAGCACCTGGGCGTCCCCGGCGCTGGCGGTCTCCGCCATCTGCCGCAGCCGCGACTGCAGACAGATGTCCGCCTGCCATGCCATATCCATCATGACCCCTCCTTCGCCGCGCGCGCCATGCGCGCCATGTACTCTTTCCATTGCGCCTTCCTTGCCGCCGCCGGGACAAACTCCAACTGCGGCTGCGGCGTTGGCGGAGCCTCCGGGGCGCGGTGCGCGGCCGCCTGATGCCGGGCCTCGTGCTCCCGGTACCAGTCCCGCTCCGCCGCCTCCCAGGCGATGGCGCGCAGCAGATTATGGCTGGTGAGCGGCCGCTCCAGCCGCCCCTGGGCGTCGCGGTCCAGCAGCGTCTGAATGGCCCCGGCAAAGTGGGCCGGTGTGTGCGGCACCACGCGCCCGCCCTTCCAGCCCAGCTCCCGCTGCGCCACCAGCTCCGCCAGCTCCGCCACCAGGCGCTCGGCGCGCTCCCAGGAGATGACCCGCCCGGAGCCGGGCCTGCGGAAGAGCGCAAGATACGGCCACACCAGGCCGGGCAGCGGATGCGGCAGGGCGCAGGCAGCGGCCACGGCGCGGCGGGCGGCCTCGTCCGTGAGAAACGTCTGCAGCGGCCCGTAGGTGCCGCACACCGGACACACCGCGCGCACGACTAAAACCCCAGCACCGGATCCACGCCCAGGCACTCCGGCGCGCTGATAGCGCAGGATGCCCAAGGGCACGGGAACACATGTTCTTCCCGGGGCTCGCCAGTGTTGCCCCGCAGAAACCTCTGCTTGCGCCTCTGGGCGCGCTGCCGGCGATGGTGCTCACGGACGCGCTGCAGACGGAGCTCGTATGAGCACTCGGCGGAGCACGTCCGCACCCTACTGGTACGCATGCGCTCCGGTGCGATGGTGTTGCCGCACACGGCACACACAGGCATAGAACCTCCTTGCGGCTGCTCGTCAGGCCCGGGGCGCCACCCCCGGACGACCGGGCAAGCGCCCGGTTTCGCGTCACTTTTCCGCACGCCACGAGAGCACTGGCGTCTCCTGCACCTCCATGCAGGCCGCGATCTCCCGCTGCAGCGGGTGATCCCCGTCGGTGCCCATGGCCACGAGCCTGCCGGTGGGACGGTAGCGCACCTTGGTTTCCACAAGGTGCTCGAAGCGGCTGCCGAGCAGCGCCATGAGCTGCTCCGCGTCCGCGATGTCCACCCGCTGCCGCAGGCTGCGCGTCACCCGGCACACGCCGGGGATGACGATGCTCTCGCCCACGTGCATCTGCGCCAGAAGCCGGTCCTGGATGGCGCGCAGCTCCTGCTCCAGCCGGTCCATCTCCACCTTGATCTCCCAGCCGCGCTTCGCGAGATCCACCAATCCGCGCGGGGCGGCGGCCTCCTCACCGGTCAGTCTATCGTGCATCACGGCGACTGCACGCATCGGTCGAGCCATCATGTCCTCCTGTGTTGTGCGGCCATGTCCAGGCCTCCATTTCTTCCACCGCGGCGGCGATCTCCATGAGATCCCGCCGCACCATCCGCATCACGTCCACCACGCCGCCTGCCGCGTGGTGCTGCACCGCGGCCAGGGCTGCGGCGCACGCCCGTATATCGTCAGCGACCTGCATGCGCCCCCTCCACCTCGGCCAGGGCTTCGGCAACGGCCTGCTCGGCCCGGTCCACCGCAGCGGCAATCCCCAGCAGCCGCCGCCGCCACTCCCGCAGCCGCTCGGCGCGGGCATGATCTTCGGGCATCACCACCGGGTCGTCCGTGAGCCGCCAGCGGCCGTCGCCCAGCGGCGCCACCACCTTCTGGCGGCGCAGGGCGCCCAAAAACTCCCGCGCATACGCCTCGCTCACCTCGGCGAGCTCCGCCAGGTCCTCCGGCCGCACCACCCGGCGCGCCCGCAGCACCCGCCACATGCGATCCCGCCCGGGCGCGGCCGCCTGTCCCCGTGGGGCTGCGCATGCGTACTCCGCACGGCCGACGCGACGGACCCGTCCGGCGCGCACAAGATCCCGCAGGGCGCTCCAGATGCGCCCGCGCAGTGGGCGATGACTGCGGGGGATGCGCGCCTCATCCACTTCACGCACCAGATCGTCCACCGTCGCCCGCCCCAGGCGACGGATGACCGCGTCCACCTCTCCCATCAGGCTGCCACGCATGATACCCTCCTTTCTCGGCTTTTTTCTGCCATGGCCACGATCTCCTCCGTCACCGTCTCCGTCCCGCGGCCCTGGCAGAGCTGCGCACACGCGATGAGCTCGCGCCGCACCAGGCGGATGTCTCCGCCCGATATCCGCTCCAGCAGCGCCGCCGCGGACCGGTCCACGGTGAGCCCGGCCACCTCAGCGGCATAGAGCACGATGTCCGCTGCGGTGATGGGGCCAAACTCCACGACCTGATACACCCGGCTCCACACCCGCCGCTCCTCCTGGAGATACGGCACCAGGTCTTCCTCGCCGACGAACACGATGGCCGCGCCGGAGAGGTCCGCCAGGTCCCGCAGCATAGCGAGCATGCGCCGCGGGAGCTTCTCCATCTCGTCGATGACGATCGTCCGCTGCGGCTCTGCGAGCAGGCGGTCCAACGCCGCCTGAAACGCTTGGGCCTTGCGCCCGGGGGGCGAAATCACCCCCAGCTCCCGACACACGGAGCGAAGGAACTCCACCTCGCTGCTGGCCCACACGGACAGCGCCCGCAGGTACACCTGTCGCTCGCGCGATACCCACCACTGCGCGGTCCGTGTCTTGCCTCTCCCGGCCCGGCCGTACACCAGGCCGAAACGCCCCTCGTCCGCCATGGCCAGCGCCGCCATGGCGGTCTCATAGCGCCGCACATTGGCGGTCTGGATAAACTTCGGCTTCAACTTCATCATGGTTCCGCCCTCCCTGGATCGCGGCAATGGCCGCATCGGTGCGTATTTCCTCAAGATACGGAGCCATGGCCGCATACTGCGGCCGCAGCTCGAAAAATCGCATAAATGCCAGGTCCTCCGCGGTGAGAGGCTCGCCGCGCACCTCGGCCTGGAGCAGCGCCACATAGCGATCGGTGGCCTCCGGATCCGCCGACCGTGCTTCCAGGTACATCTGCTCCTCCATGCTGGAGGGGCCAGGCTGCCCGACGCGCTCCTGCGCCGCCTGGATCGCGGCTTCCAGCTCTGGATCCGGCTCCGGGAGCGGCTCGCCCAGTGGCTCCAGCGCCTCGGCCAAGGTAAGCTCGTCGTCCGCCCCGCCGGGCCCCATAGCCGCCGACGGGGCAGGCAACGCGCCCACCGCCGGACGCACCGCGTCCGCGTATGCCGGCAGGATCTCCGACTGGAGCAGCTCCCGGGCCGTGCTCCCGGCCAGGCGCTCCGCCTGACGGCGCAGGTCCAGCATGGAGGAGAGCGCCGCACGGTCGGCGTCCGTCCCCAGGATGCGCGCGGCCGGATGCAGCGCCGCCTTGCGTTCGGCGGTGCAGATGTGGGCGCCGTCCATGTCGTAGACCTCCACAGAGGAGAGGTCCTGGGGGTCGTAGCGCACCACCACGTCGTGCTCGCGGCCGTAGAGCGCGAGGGAGAAGTAGGTGATCGGGGTGCGGCGGCCGATGATGCCGCCCGGCAGCATGACCTCGCAGCGCCGGCACTTGCGCACCCGCGCCTCGAGCATGCACTCCCGCAGTGCCGCCACCACTTCGGCGTCCACGCCCGCGCCGCGCCCGGCCGCGAAGACCTCCGCCGGCGAGCGGCCCTCCAGCGCCCCGCGCTCGTGCGGCTGACTGGCGTACCAGTCGAACCACGCAGCCACGGCGTGGTGCGCCTCCTGCAGAGACAGCGGCCGCATGCCCTGCGCCTGGGCCAGCTCGCGGTGCACGCGCTCGCCCCGCAACTGATACGCGGGCTTGTGCGCCGCATCTGGGCCGGTGTGGCAGGGAAGCAGCTCCTCAAGTTCGCGCAAGTACCCGAAAAATCGTTCGATTGTCTTGGATTGGCCATGGTATGGCCAAGCGAAGATGGTCTGGATGCCCAGCCGCTCCCACAGGCCGGACACGCCGCACTGGTCCGCCTGGCCGTGCAGGTAGGTGCCGCGGAAGGCACGGCCGTTGTCCACATAGGCCACCCGCGGCACCTTGCCGAGGCGCAGGATGGCCCGGCGCAGTGCCGAGGCGATCACCCGCGCGTTCTCCTCCGGGGCGATCTCCCAGCCGAGCGGCATCATGCTCGCCATGTCCATCCAGCACACGAGCATCATGCGGCAGGGGCGCCCCGTGTCCGGGTGCAGCACCTGGAAGCCCAGGCGGTGGCCGTCCGCCACCACGATGTCGCCCACGTCGATGCGGGCGAGATCGCGGGAGATGTACATGGCCACCTGGTCGTTCCAGGCCTTGGCGCCGTCGCGAAGGAACGCCCACACATCCCGGCGCTGCTCCCAGAACCGCTCGAGGAACCGGCGGCATGCGCTCCGGCTCGGCGGATTGATGCCCATGCGCGCAAGCTGCGCGCGCGCCATGCGGATACAGGTCTCGATGCGCACCCGGTTGGGGTGCAGCACCAGCCGCAGGAGCACCTCCTGCGCCTGCGGCGACAACGACGTGGTCCCGCGGCGGTAGGCGCCGCGCCGGTCCGCCAGCGTGAGCGGATCCCGGCCGTCATACCGCCGCGCCCAGCGCTCGAGCTGATGCCTGGTGACCGGGCCCAGCACCCGGAGCAGCTCCGGCCAGCGCCCCTGGTGATAGTCCTCGAGCACCTGCAGCGCCGCCTGCTCCCGCTGGCCCCATGGCGCTGCCGCCATGTGCTCCCGCCAAATCCGCACCAGGTCCGCCCGACGCAAGGCCCGCTCCCGCTGGGGTGCGGGCAGCGGCTGGGGCTCCGCGGGGAGCAGTTCCGCCGCGCACGCGGCCTCCGCAGGCGCCGCCGTGCCCGGAAGTCCGAGCACCGCGGCGCGCACGTCCTCCGGCAGCTCCGCCACGAGGTACATCGGCCGCGCGCCGCCCCTGCCCGGGATGACCTCATGGGGCCATGCCTCGCGCACGGCGCGGCGGCGCACCCACTGGACGGTGGCGCCCAGAGCCTGGGCGATCTGGGCGGCGCTGACCCTCATTCGTGCACCGTCCCCCGCAGCCAGGCCGTGGGGAGGCCCAGCGCCAAAAACGCCTCGGTCACGCGCCGGGACCGGCGCTCCTGCCGCATCCAGTACCCCACCATGGTGCGGGTCACCCGGGCGCGCCGGGCGACGGCCTCGGTGGAGAGGCCGTGTATGATTAAGAATATCTTACATTTTTCGTGGAAATCCAGACTCTTGCGACGACTCATCAGACTACCTCCAGGAGCTCGCGCATGCGCGCCCTGCGGCGCCGCTCTTCCGCCACCATGCGGCCCAGCTCCGCCGCCGCCACGGTGCGCTCATCCACCACCCGGAACCTGGTCCCGGCGAGGGCCGCCTCCACCACCCGGCAGTCGCCGGTGATGGCGGCAAGCGCCGCGGCATACTCCAGGGGGAAGCGCCACCCGCTCTTGGACGGTGCCGTCCACTGGTCGATATGCGTGCGCGAGATGGAGTCCCCGGTCAGACGGCTCATCTCCGCCGCCAGGGCTTCGCGCGACAGCCCGCAGTGCTCGATCGTGTCTGCCAGCGCCTCGCGCACGGCGTCCCGCCGGCACATTGTGCCGGCATGACTGGACCGAATGTCTTCGAAATGGAGCTGGCGCGGCCCTCCTGCGCCAGCCGGATTGCGCCTCTTTGGCATTGCCTCCCCCAGTAATCCCGGTTATCCACCGGGTGTGGCAATGTTCTGCCCAACAACTGGCATTGCCATAGTGCTCAAAAAGTCACCTTGTCAACAACAAAGTGCCCTATACGCACAAAAAGTGGGGTCGAAAATGGACATAAGCGGCAGATTGCGCCAGATGAGAGACGCGTTGGGGTATACCCAGCAGGACCTCAGTGCCATTACCGGCATCCCTCTGCGCAGCCTCAAGGGATACGAGATGGGCGAGCGCAAACCCAGATCCGACGCCCTGGCGGCCATCGCCCGGACCGGGGTCAACATACACTGGCTGGTCACCGGGGAAGGGGAGATGCGGGCCGAATCGGCCCATGGCATATATATAGGTAATGAACGCCAGGCATCGCCCCAGACGGAGCTGGTCATGGTGCCGCTGGTGGCGGCGCGCCTCTCCGCCGGCGGCGGATCGTGGGAGACTGACGGCGACGTCACCGGCCACTACGCCTTCCGCTCCGACTGGATTCGCCGCAAAGGCGACCCCAGCCGTATGGTGCTCATGGAGATCGCCGGAGACTCCATGGAGCCGGAGCTGCGCGACGGGGACCTGGTGCTCGTGGATCAGAGCCAGTACCGGCCCATGGCCGGCAGGATCTACGCCATCGGCATGGACGACGTCGTGGTGGTCAAGGTGGTGGACGTGGAGCCCGAGCACCTCGTCCTGCGCTCCTTCAATCAGGCATACACCCCGCTGCGGGTGCTGCCGGACGCGGTGCGCATCTTGGGTCGGGTCATCTGGAGTTGTCGGGAGCGGTAGCGGTGTTACTTTTTATAAAAAAGTAACACAAAAAGTATACAAATGCTCCATACGCCCCGGAAGGCCATTTTTTGGAGAGTGACAATTTTTTATGCAATTCGTGTTACTTTTTTCAAAAACATGCACGACAAGCCAAGAAACCGCTCTTCTGTGGAAAACTCTGCCGCCGACTGTGGAAAACACAAAACAACCAGCTGAAATACCAAGCAATCCAAGAAAGCCGAAACTCAAACCCACCAGTTTCCACTTAGTTTCTACTTAGTTTCCACTTTCGCGCTCGATTATAGATTATCTATTACGGTGAAAAACCCGCGCAAACCAGCGGCAACCCCGCGCCAATGCTTGCAAAACAGGCCACACCCCCCATGCGGCAATTCCTGCATTTGTCGCGGACATCTCCCACGCGACCCAGCCCATTTTCTGCATTTAATAGTGTTTCCTAATAGAGGTTTTCCACAGCCCCAAACCACCCGCAACACGCTGATCCCACTACGTTTCTCCCGCCCGCTCCCTCCTCTTCCCTACTCTTCCCATTTTCTGCATTTAGCGTGACCTTTTATAGCGGGTATCGGGGTCGCGGCTTTCCGCGATGGCAGGGCGGATGGCGCCCA